TTTTTGTAAACTCAACTGCAATCACCTCGCATTCCATGCTTTGTCGATTTCATCCAAACCAACATCAATAATGGCTTTTTCAATGGCTTCTTTGTTGCCGTCTACCGCTTTCCTCATGTAGCCCTTACCGGGAATAAGTCTGCCGTTAACCGTCATAAACCCGTACTCTTGAGATGCTGGATAGTAAGCCCTAGTCGGATCGTTACCACGGTTGTAAGGCGTTGGATTTTCTACATCCTTAACAAATATATCGGTCATTTTTGGACTCATCATAACGTCAAACATCCGTTTACCGACTTTCTTCTGCTTTTCGACGCGCATGATAATTCCCTTTTTGAGATTTCGAGTTACGCCAGTTGGTGCATTTACCTTTGCCGATTTGTAAGCAATCTTAGCCCCTGCACGGGCCGCCTTTGTTACAACCTTCTTAGGAACTTGCCCCATTCGTCTAACCGCTCTCTCAAGTTCTGCCATGCCTTCAATAGTTGTCCGCCGTGCCATCGTCAGCCCCCCATAAGGTAACGGCTACATGTAAGTTCGATCTTCTCACCGTTGCGGGAATATGTCCGTATGACGTGGTAAATCGTGCCGTTATGGGTTAATTTCGGTTCTCCGCCGTATTCACCTTTGTACATCTCTATAATGACTTCCGGCTTCATCCCAACGGCTGCGGCCTGATAAAATTCCCGACTGCCTACCGATTTTTCATTTGCCATAACTTCACGCGGTGTGCCGTCAACTGGAACGCGTTCGCCCGTTTCGTTCTTCACCTTAGTTACAGCAATAAGCCCTACAACATCGCGCCAATTGCTCATTCCTCCACCACCTCAACCGTATACTCCTGTGAGAGTGTTAGGTGCCGTTTGATGGAGTCATAAGATTCTTGGAAGCGTGCAGCGTCGGCGTTGTCGTAACCGAAGTTAGCTTTGCAGTAGACTGTTATGGCCCGTTTAATTAACGTGTCGGTATCGTCATTAACTTTCGTTTCCAACGTACCAGAAAGCCGCAAATCGTCCCGCGCCGCCGCTATTAGGTCAGTAACTTCACCGTCAAACGCCGTTGTCGTTAGGCTTATACGTAGCGCCTTTTTAACATCGTCCAGCATAGCCATGGCTTACACCAACAAATCTACGTGTACGATCGTTCCATTCAAGGCGCTGTTGAGGTCTACCGTGTTGCTTTCAAGGGCTGTTGAAGAAACAGCAACCGTAGGAGCTGTGCCTTCTTTAACGTTGTTGAGATAAGCAGCTAGGACGCTATTACGCGAAAGCTTGAACGGCAAACCCATTTTTTCATTAAAGCCGATTGCAGTAGTTGCTCCATTCCCGTCATGAGTCGGGATGGAAATTTGCGTTACAGTTTTAAAGGCTTTAGAGCCTTGAACCGTACCCGCCGTATCAACCGTAAATACTGGCAAGGTTTCAGAAATAACCTCATCATTCATGTTTGTGCCTGTAACGGTGACTTGGATAGCTTTAATATCCGTTGCCGTACCGCCAGCCGTAGCCGTCAGGGCGCGGGGATAAGCGGGGTTTGTGATGCCTGTTGTGATAGTTAGCGTCGATCCTGTGCTGTTTACAGCCGCTTTAACAGCCGTTGTATTAGCTACAACCGCCGCAGCTGCTGGAATCTCGATACGTGCCGCCGCAAGGCGATCCACAACGACGGAACCGTCAGTTCCGAGCTTCAAGCCTTTATTTTTAAAGGAACCCATTAAGCAAACCTCCAATCATAGTAAGAGCGCCCACAAGGAGCGCTCCAAAAACCAGTAAACGCTATGCGTAAACTGGATTCTCTTCGTACATCTTGGTACGTGAGCTAAAAAATATTAAGCACCTTTTTTAACGATCATAACGCCGTTAGGGTCAAGGATTTTACCGTCAGCGATTAGCAACGCTTTGTCAACGTATTGGTTTGTGTCGTGATCCAACCAACGGTACATAGCAAGTTGCAAGTTACTGTTGATTGCGTAGTCACCCAGTTTGCAGAATACAGCTACAATGTCATTTGTTGCAGCTGCATCGTAAGGCGTAATAACATCATCTTCAACAAGGATAACTTCGCGACCATTGAAACGCTCCTGCGGGCCGTCAACGATGCCTTGATTAACGCGGCCTACAGGTTGGCCGTTAGCGTCTGTCATGCCGTCAATGTAGCCCTCGAACGTGCCGGATGCCGTGATGAACGAACCGCCAGCACGGTAGGACAAAGGAATTTTAGCCCAGAATTTCTTTTTCCAACCTTCCCACGATGCGAAATCAGCGGAAGACAGAGTGATGATGTTTCCAGCCGGGACGCGCGCATCAAGAGTGATGCCAAGGGGTTGGCCTGTGCCGGAACCTTTGATGATTGCAAGGTCAATTGCTTTCGTCATTGCTTCAACAATCAAAGTGATAATTGTTGATTCGAAAGAAGCAAGCGTCACAGTATCAGCCAGCAAAGAAGTTGCAACCTTGCACTCCAAACCGTAGTAAGAGAATTGAACTTTCGTGTTCGCTTGTACCTTTTGACGGTCAGAAACAGGAGTCTCACCAATCCATGTTGCAACAGGTTTTAGCGACAAGATAGGCACATCTACGCCGCCCTTGATGCCAAGTTTACGAACGCGCGCGAAAATGTGTCCGTATGTTTTCATCTGCTTGATAAGTTCGTCTAAAATCGTAGTCGGCACGATTGCCGCAGCATCAGTCACAGCCGTGAAAGCGTCGGAACGGGCTTCGAATCCGGCCGGGATAGCCTTGCCAGACTTAGCAAACTCCATAAACGCTTGGCGGTATTCAACGGAAGCAAACTTGTCAACCGCGTCAATAACAACGCCGCGCTCTTCTGGCTTCGGAACTACAACGCCCGAAGGAATCTTATTCATCAAAGCGTTACGCGCTTCGATTTGGCCTTTTTCAGCCGTCAAAGCGTCAATTTCCTTGTCCAATGCCGCAACATCCACTTGACCGCCACCGCGAAGTTCTGTTCCGATTTCTTGCATACGTTTTGCGATTTCTTGTAAACGATCCATTTAATAATTCCACCTTTCAAATTAGGAAAATGTTTTGAGCAATAAAATAAGCCGTTGACGTTGTTCAGCGTCGGCGGCTTCTTGTTTCTCTTTTTCGGCTTCTGCTTCAAAGAAGCTACGGGCCGATATGGAAGTATCATCATAAGCCGGGATAGAAACGGCTGACACGTCATAGATTTTTTTGAACCTCAGAATAGTTCGGGTACGGCTTGCTCGATCATAACTTTCTTCCGCCACTGTGAAACGGAAGCTCATTTTCGTGACATAACCGCCCTCAATTTCTTCGTGAAGCTCGCGACCTTCTTTAGTTCCGTGTAAACGGGCCTTTATGTGAAGTCCTACGCCGTCCGTTTTCATTTCGAGTGTTCCGTTACTGTTTCGAGCTAATACCTTGCCCGCGTGGTCGTAGTTAAATATAACGTCTGACATGTCCGCGCCGTTGAAAGCGTTAGGGTCAATTTTCTCTCGATACTCAACGCCGTCATACTCGTAAAGGACTGTCGGGGAATTGAATTTAGCAGCGTAACCCTCTGCAATAAGTTCCCGGTTTTCAGCCTCGCCTATTGAACGGGCTTCAACGTCGAATAATCTAATCAGGCGTTCGTTGCTTATCGTCATTTTTGTCTTCACCCCCTTTCGGTGACGCGTCAGGCGGCTTATTAACCTTGCCTAGTTGGTATTCGGAAGCTTTGTCAGCATCAATAAAGTTAAGGCTCATGATACGCTTCTCGCCGCTCTCAATAGGTGGAAGATTAAACACCTCCAAGCCCTGATTGATTGACATCATGCCCCGGTCTACAAGTGTCTCAATGATTTTAACTTTCGTGTCATTGCTGGCGTACTGTAGGCGATTGGCTTCGAATAGAATTTCGTTACCATGTCCTTGTGCGCGGTCAGAAAACACTTTAGCCGTGAACTCCATAGCGCATTGCAACCCGAACGGCTCAATCATCGACTCGTAAAACGCGTTCCATTCCTGCTCGGAATAGCTCGATTGAATGATTTTTTTGTTCATGCCGAAATAGTCGTTTACCTTTT